AGATAGGCTTTGCCCACGTTACGTAATTGCCAGCTGAGAAGTTGTCTAACTTTCATTTTATCAGAGCATAACAAAGTCCATATATCATGCTCCCACTGTAATGCTTCTTTGGAACAATGTTGATCAAACCTGCTGGCATCCATACCGACACCAACGGGCTCCTTAAATTCATCCCACATCCCACGCAAATGTTTAGCACTCTGCACACAGTCGTAACCCTTTAAAACAGTTGGTCCACCAAAAATAGAATCAATAATTTTAAATAGTGGCTTTTCCAAATGTTTAATTTGCTTGCCAAGGGCGGCAGAATACCTAAATGACCTAGGTTGTATGACTCGTGGACAAGGGTCCACTTTAGCACTAAAATTAATTTTCTCTACCTTAACAAAACTACCAACAATTGCGTCCTTGGGGGTGGCTGACTCCAATAACAGCGAATCACAAGCAGCTTGGTACCTCTTCTTCTTGGCTCCGGAGTACAATGATACAAAAGCATCATCACTCAACGGAGGAATAGGAAAAGATGAGTCATTGCTGACCCTTTCAACAAGCATTTTGTAAAACGGACGCATAGTGTTGATAAAATAACCCCGCGACAGAGGCTTCAAACAAGCCTTCAGGCCCCCGAGACCATCGGGAACTTTCAGAACTCGCTCAGCAACTGCCCTCTGGATATTAAGCAGGGTGTTCGAGTGGGCCCCAAACCTCACATCAGAACATATTCCAGAGTACCTATAGTAGTGACCTAATCTAATTTTTCGTGGTGTCCTAGGAATAACTACCAACCCACTAATTGGACCATGGTTAGTGCTGGTCTCAATCATTGGTAGTCTCCTTAGGCACCCTCAGTATGACCCATCGAGACCAAGGAAATCCTTAGCCTCGTTATACTGGTTAGCATTGATTTTGCTAACTTCATCACAGATAACGGCTTGGTGACGTGGTAAGAAATACATGGTAACTGCCACATTATAATTACGCACAACATCACAGTTTCTCATTCCCAATCCACCATTTGCAACACTACTGGACATGTAATCACGAATAATCTTATCAACAACCATCTTATTGGCCTCGCTCTTCTTTAGTAGTCCCACCTTCATCTCGGCATATTGTATAGCCTTAATGATTGCAGGCATTCCGTGATATCTCAATCGCTTCTTAAGCTTAGCTGTGGTTGCCTCAATATGTAG